CAACATAAACAACACTCTTGGAATCACTACAATCTTTGAAGCAAATACTATTGACACAGGAGTAGAGGTAAAAGAAGTTCTAAATGTTGTAAATGTTGAGATTGATGCTGGGTTGTATTGACAAGATACCTAAAAGTTGCTACAATCTCTCTGTTGGGGTTAGAAAGGAAATAGCTTTAAGACCTTGACACGTCTATATAATGCTAGAAAATTGCTAAAGGAGTATCTTTATGGACCCATCTGAGATTTCATTACAAACACCATCAAAATCTTTTGAGTATGAAAGACTTTCAAGAGATATTGATAAGATTGAAGATATTGAGGGTCTACGAACGATGCTTAAATCATATGTAAAATTATATTTCAAACAACAAGAGACGATGAAAATGATCTGATAGAACCAGTTTGCGAACTGTCACAAGCACCTTGACTTTAGGGTCTGGGTGCTTTATAGTATATTCATTGATACGGAAAGCACTTGACCATTTCTCTTCGTCCTCATCAGCAACGTGCTTGCGATGCTATGTTGAAGCACGATCTTGGACAAGTAATCGTTCCGACTGGTGGTGGTAAGACTATCACCATGATTCAAGATACTATTACAACACACGATGCAATCAACAGTGGCACCACTACTGTTGTTGTTGCTCCTCGCATTCTTCTTGCTGAGCAACTCTGTAGTGAGTTTATGGAACTTATTGATCCTAATAACAGTGATCCATATTTGCATGTAATGCACGTTCATAGTGGTGAGACTCATTACTTTAGTTCTACTAAACCAGATCAGATTCATCTATATGCTGGCACTGCTCGTAGCATGGGTGAGAACATGATCATCTTCACTACTTATCATTCTCTTCATCGTGTGATGGAAGCAGATATTGAAGTCAATACAATATATTTTGATGAGGCACACAATTCCGTTACCCGTAACTTCTTTCCTCCTACTGAGTTTTTCAGTCATGATGCTGATCGTTGCTATTTCTTTACTGCAACTCCGAAGCATTCTATTACGGTAATGAAACCTGGCATGAATGATCCTGAAGTTTACGGTCAGGTTATTTGTCAGGTTCCTGCACCCGAACTGATTAACAATGGTTTCATCATTCCTCCTAAGGTTGTTGTCAATCAACTAGATAATGCAGATCTTTATCCTGATGTTCCTGTCCGTGATTCTGCACATCTAATCAAGACTATTGATGAGACTGGTGCTGATAAAGCACTGATCTGCTCAAAATCTACTAAGAATATCATCAACCTGATTGGTCAGTCTGATTTTACTTTTCAACTGGAAGTACGTGGTTATTCTTACATGTATATCACTGCCAAGACTGGTGCAGTGATTGATGGTCGTAAGGTCAATCGTGAGAAGTTCTTTGAGACTTTGAGTGCTTGGGGTAGGGATGATGAGAAGAAGTTTGTTGTGCTTCATCACAGCATCCTCTCAGAAGGTATCAACGTCTCTGGTCTCAATTCTGTGATCTTTATGAGGTCAATGAATTATATTGGCATCAGTCAGACTATCGGTCGTGTGATTCGATTGCACAAAGATGATGCTGCTGGTCTTCGCAATGGAACTATTGTTCCAGGTAAACTTGATCAATACACTAAATCTTATGGTTTGGTTTGTATTCCTGCTTACAACAAAGTTGGTATTCAGACTGCACAAAAGATTCAGAATGTTGTTGACATTGTGTTTGAGCAAGGTGATGCTGCTGTTTCTGTAGTTAAGAAGTAATTTATGAAGTATACATATACTAACTCATCAGTGTTAGAATCTACTCATTACAAACAATTCTGCTCTGATGATGGAAACTTTGTTGTGATTCCGATGGCAGGAAATGGTGTTAAATACACAATTATTGCTGAAGGAAAACCGACAGGTAAACTTTACCGTAAATTTGACACAGCAATGAAAGATGTGTTAAAATTACAAAAAAGATATAAAAAGAAAACGAAAAAGTAATTAGTATGTCAAATTTTCATTTATACTGTGAAGTTCCTGAAGGGCATAGTGAATACTTGATTCCTATGTTTTCTGTTCCACTTCTACATCTTAAAGTAGAAGACTGGGAGGAAAAGAAAGCAATTCTCCTTGATATGTTTGAACGGAGAAGGGATGAAAGAGATAAATTTAAGATTGCTACAGGTTCAGAATCTTCTCTAGATGTGGAAACTGACTATCATCATAATCATGATACTGGAGAAACTTATGATAGAGAGATTACGCAGATTCTTCAATCAGAATTAGAATCTTTTTCGGATACCTTTGAGTGTGCTGTAGAAGTATGTACGTCTTGGTTTGAGAGAGCAACTCATAGTAAGTTTCATCAGGTTCATAATCATGGATCGCAGGGATTTAGTGCTGTTTGTTTCATTAAATTTGATCCTAATAAACACACACCAACCGTATTTCTAAATCCCAATCTAGCAGATACTGAGATTTGTAATACTCTTCCACCAGGAATTAGAGAAGGATCTATTCTTTTCTTCCCATCATATGTTCTTCATTACACTGCTCCAAATGAAAGTGATGAGGACAGAATTATTCTTTCATTTAATTTGAATACAGAATATGAGAGTTTTGCTTTTGCAGATGAAGAAAAGAGTGGTGGTGAGTATTGCACCCAAGATGTCTAAATCATTTATTCTTCGCAATTTTATATTCAAAGATGATGTAAAGGCACTTAATCAATGGACTCTTGATAATTGTAATCAAGAATTCTTTGAGGATGCTAACATGGATCCTGATAATCCTGGAACGAGATTTACAACTCGGTTTCCAAATGAATCAGTTGCTCCAGATATACAATATCCTAATGCTGCACATATTGTCAGGCAAAGAATAATCAATTATTTTCATCTAGAATGGTATAAAAGTCCACCATCATATAGTCATGGAATCGTAAATGGAATTGGATATGAAGGTGGTAGAATAGATAATCATATTGACCCTACATATTATCCAAATACTAAAACAGTTCACTTCAATGCTATCACACAACAGGCAGATGTGGGTGGACATACTATCATTGGTGGTGTAGAATATAAAGACATAAATTCTACAGACCTTTTGATATATCAAGTATCTGAGATTCATCATGAAGTAACTCCGACTAAAGGTGATACTCCTAGAATATTATGGGTTTTTGGATTTTGTTTAGATGATGAAAAAATACAGGAGATATTTTTATGAAAAATTTTGCAAATGATCATTCATTGTTTGATACCAATGATTTTTCTAATATGAATATCATTGAGTTTTATGATGGTGATAAGGTTTCCAATTTTTATTGGATGGATAATTTTTATAAAAGACCATATGATGTCTATGAATATCTTCTGTCTATTGAACCACCATTGTGGAAAATGGGAGAAGATTGGGAACTTGGTAGAGGTACACTCAACACCAAGAACTTTGAGGATCGTAGACATATGATGAAGCATCCTGGTATGTCTTCACTATACAATAAGATCTCAGGTATTTGTAATCAAGAATCGGCAGATGTGGATGAAATAGTAACTAATTTTACAAGATTCTCACGAATTGATGATAATCCATATGAAAGTCATTACTGGTGGCCTCATCATGATGGAGGATATAATGGTATCTGTTACTTATCCACGAATGATGAGATAGGGACTAACTTATATAAACCATTAATTACTGATAATCCAGACCTCTTACCTCTGGATGAAAATAATGGTGTTAGAGATGAACATGCAATACCATGGACACCAAAAAACTTATGGGAAATTGTAGTTAGTTTTCGTTCAAAATTTAATAGATTTGCAATGTTTGAAGGATCATATTATTATCATAGTATGAACTTAACTGGTGAACATTATTTTGGTGATCACTATAGTGATGCTGAATATAGAATTAATCAAGTATTTTTTATGATGAATGAAACTGAGGAGCAAGATTGATATGCACAGATTTAGAGCTGAGATTAGTCCAAACGATGATAATTTCTCAGAGATTACTGTTTCTGACAAAAGTCGTGATGACCTCTTCATCACACCACTATATACTTTCACTTTAGATATTGATAACGAATCTCTTATCCATGAATGTTATGATCTAATGAGAAAGTTTCCTAATGGAGTGAAAAAATCTAATTTTGGTGAAGGATGGCAAAGTCAGGTTTATGAATTACCCACAATCAAAAGAACAACAACTCCTGCTGTTCAAAATTTAGCAAGAAATGCCATCGATCTAACAAATGAAATGCTGGAAGACTTTGGTGCAACTTATAGGGTAGATGATAATCAAATTGGATGGTGGATTAACATTAACAAGGGAATGGGATATAATGTTTATCATACTCATCCTGGATGTACTGTTATTGGACTTTATTATCCAAAAATTCCTAAGA